ATGCCCAAGGCAAATAAACCCCCTCAGTATCGGTGCAGGGTCATCAGAGGCCGTCCAATCGCCTACCTTACACTGCGCGATCACGTTACAGGCAAAGGCCACGACGTCTGGCTCGGGGAGTACGGGACTGAGGAGAGCCGGTCCCGCTACGCCCGGGCGATCGCCGAATGGGAGTCCCAGGGCCGACGCGTCTTGACCAAGGCCCGTCCTACCAGGCGACGCGTCGCGCCGGCAGGCCTGACGGTCAATGACCTGGCTCTCGTCTACTGGCAGACGGGTGCGGATCGGGCTTCCGATTCTGAGGCCGTGCGTTCATCCCTTAACGTGCTCAAGCAGATCGCCGGTGACATGCCCGCCATCGAGTTCGGGCCGAACACCCTCCGCATGGTGCGCCGCGCGATGATCGTCGGCGACGCCGAAACAGGCCGCCGGCCGTGGACCCGCAAGTCGATCAACCGTCAGATCCACCGTATCCGGGCGGCCTTTCGATGGGCCGTCGCCCACGAGCTTATCCCGTCGAGCGTCTACGAGGCGCTGCGGGCACTTGAGCCGCTTCGGGCGGGGAAGACGGCTGAGCCGGTGCTTGAGACCGAGCCGATTCAGCCTGTCCCTGAGGCCTGGATCGAGGAGGTCCGCTCGCGGGTAAGCCGCCAGGTGCGGGCGCTGATAGACTTGCAGCTGCTGACGGGTGCTCGTCCGGGCGAGCTGGTCAGATTGCGACTGTGCGACATTGAGCGGACGGGAATTGTATGGTGCGGTAGGTTGGAGCGTCACAAGACGATGCATCTGGGGCGACAACGGGCGATCTGGCTGGGGCCGCGGGCTCAGGAGGTCATCCGCGACTTGATGCCAGGCAAGGGGCCGGCGTCCTTCATCTTTAGTCCGACCGACGCGGAGGCTGATCGCCTGTCCGCGCGCCGGGCCGCTCGCAAGACGCCACTTGGACGGGGCAACGAGCCCGGCACCAACCGCCAGGAGCGTCCGCGGCGATCGCCGGGAGCACATTACACGGTGGCCAGCTATCGGCTCGCGATCCAGCGGGCCTGCGATGCGGCGTTTCCGCCGCCAGGCGAGCTGGCCAAACGCTCCAACGAGACCAGTGGCCAGTGGCGAGCCCGGTTAACGAACGAGCAACGCGGGCAACTTGCGGCCTGGCGGCGGGAGCATCGCTGGCATCCGCACCAACTCCGGCACAACGCAGCAACCGAGCTACGCCGGCGTTACGGCCTGGAGGCCGCTCGCGTCATCCTGGGGCATTCCTCAGCGGCGATCACCGATGCAGTCTACGCCGAGCGGGACGCTCAACTGGCTTTACGGGTTGCGGCTGAGGCGGGCTGATTCGGAAATCAGATGGAAGAATCCACCCAAACCATTGATCTGGCGTAGATTATGGACTGAATAAAATTCCGCATTTTTCAAATAAACCTCTTGCTCGGCTATACATCATGGTGTATATTATAGAGGCGGGACAGGCCCGCCAGCCGGCCGCCGGGTTTCGGGGCGGAGCGAAAAAAGGAAGTAATCATGTTCACAATCGAGACAGGCAGCCGATCGGCGTGGCGCAAATCGACCGAGCGGGCAATTGAGCGTGTTCTGGACGGGCGGATGTCAGAAGAGGAGTTCGCCGAGATCGCCGTCCCGAGCCCGGACCCGCGCGACCCGGCCCCGGAAGAAATGCTGTCAAAAAGACGAGCTGCCGCCCAAGTCGCGGCAGATGCCGAACTGCTATCAAAGCAGGCCCGCGAGCGCGAAGTGGCGGAGACGGCGGCCTTTGTGGCCGCGCACCATGCGGATCAAGTGTGGAGGCTTTGCGGCGCGTACATCGAGGACACGAGTTGCGACACGTACACGCTGGATGAGATCAGGGCCTGGGCTGACTGGGCTCGCGCCTATCTGGGCTCTGAGCGCCCCGAACTATACGCCACGAGCGGCAAGGTGAGCCTCAGCCTAGCGCAAAATCTGTACTGCACAGACCGGCGGAGTACCGATTACGCTCGCGCGGCCAAAGACCTGCGGGAGTTTGTTTCCGAACGAACCCGCGCAGCGAATTGACTTCCTTGGGGCGGGGGGCAGGCCGGGTCGATTACACCACTCGCCACCCCCGCCCCACGCTGAGTCTTTGCTTCGTGTTCTTCGTGATGAAAACCAGAAATCATCTCCGCGTCTTTTTCCCCGGAGTGAACCATGAGCAATGAGTCCGTCAGCATTCGGCAGGCGATCGCCTCCGAAGTGGCCCGGCAGGGACGGAGCCAGGGCGAACTGTCCGCCAAGACCGGAATCGCCCAAGCCCACATTTCCGAGTTTCTCCGCGGTCGGCGAGACTGGAACACGCGGACAGCCGACCGGCTGCTGACGGTTCTGGGGTTGGTGGTATTGCGGAAATCATCGCGGCACCAGGAACCCGTCGAGCGGCGGCATGGCCGGGTCGATCGATCGAACGCGTGAGCCGGGCTCCGAAGTGTAGCGGACCTCGCGGACAAAGGCCTTCACCTCATCAACCCTGAGCACGAGCGGCTTTCGGCTCACATAGGCGAACGGGCTGTCGGGGTTCGGATCCTGGGTGGCGATCGTGGCGGAGATGATCTTGCCTGTGAAGTCCACGCCCTTCGTGCCACCCTTAAACTTCCCAGCAGACGTTGCCGGGACAATCAGCTCGCAGCGGACGCGGCGGTGCTTGGACCGCGAAAATGCCTGCTCGATGTGAATGATGCACCGATCGGCGTCAGGAACGCCCACGTCGATGCGGTCTACCTGACCATCGCCGCTCAGCTCGGTGCCGGACAACCTGCGAAGCTCGGTCGGACTCATGTTCGCCACGTCGGCGAGCAGGACGGTGCGAGGTGTTGCGGCCTGGGTAGTCGCCGGCTCGGCCGGTTTGTCCGATCGAAGGCGCATGATCTGGGCTCGCAGGGCCGCGTTCTCCCGGCGAAGCTGATCGACCTGATCGCGCAGATCTTCGACCTGACGCTGCAGTGCGGCGAGTTGGTTCCCTTCTATCGGGCAGCTGGTCGGACCGCTCGCTGGCTGGCTGGCGGGTGCCGCAACTAGGGCGGCGGAGAGGGCCAGAATGCACGTCCCTGCCAATAAACGCATGCTCGCTCCCTTGACATCAAGCTGTATCGTGCTATCATTTCGTCAACGGCTTCGGTGGCCGTCCCACCGACTCGACCCTTCGCGGTCGCGACAATCGTTTGAGTAAATCTCCTCTACCATGAATCGTGCCTGTATGCAATGCCTAGTTGCACATTTTGTGGCTCGATAAGGATGGGGATACTCGAGCGATCCAGACTCGGGCCAGGCGCGGTCATTATTGACTAGACCGATTGTTGATAGCCAGCTCGTCGCGCAGTGCCCGAATGGCCCGCATCACCACATCCAAGGCATAGGCGGCGAAGCCGCACAGCCAGCATCCGACGCTGATTAACCAGGATATCGGTGTTGGATCGTCGGGGCCAGTGCGAAACGCCAGACGGATGACCGACAGTACCATGAGGATGATCCCCACGGCACGCCAGCCTGTCGTGCTCGGAAAACACAGGCGACCAACTGGATTGATCAGGGGTGCATTTTCGTCCATCAATTCGGATGGATCCTCGTTTTTCATGTTGACAGGCTCCATGGATCGGTTATGTTAATACGCCACGGCTTCGGCGGCCGTCCCGCCGACTCGATCACTCCAGGTCGCGACGATCGTTTGAGCGATTTACCTTATCTCACAGTTTTCTACGGCTCCTGCATTTTCTGGCTTGAACTTTCGGGTATCTACCGATAGAGTGCCTTTGGCACGGCGCGACTCGATCTCGCTCCCTGATTTGTACGCTCCTGCCATGCCAGCATTCTTGGAGCCGACCACGGAGCATAATCATGTCTACGAGGACCAGCGCTCCTCCACGATCTCCTGTGCAGATGAGCTGTGATCCGAAGCGAAACGAAGCCATCGGAAGAATCATGCTCATCCTTTTCTCCCAGTCGACTGAGTTCGTTTGCGACTTCGCCGACGAACTCCAGATACTGTTGACCGCGCCAGATCCCGCCCGCTTGAAATTGGTTCGGTTTCTACATTTCCAATGAGATCCGTTCCGACCAGCATGGCCATGATCTCCTGACGGCTCAACGGATTTAGATGGTGGATTAGCCAGCGGATCAAGTCTGAGCGGCTCTTCACGGGGGGATCCAGCCGCTGTTGAATTCCATCAAGCATAGCCAATTGTTCCTCAGTCAAGCGGAACCCTGTGATCTTTATTTTCTTGCTCATGTAAACCATTGTCTAACAACCCGTTACGGATCGTCAATGCAAAATCTTGTGTTGCAATTGTTGCACAGGTGTAAAACATGTGTTATACATATGATATGCAAACCGCAAATACTCGAAGACGGAAATCAGGTCCTCGTTCCAGCGTGAGCATCAGCATCCGCCGAGACACCTATATTGGACTGGTTCAGATGACCAAAACTGGGCTGCGCGGCCGGCAGCCATCCAGCGTGGCTCAGGCCGTCTCCTGGCTCGTCCAGGACGCAATTCAGGCTGAGTCAGCTTCCAACACGCTCCCAGGGACTTGTGACCACCCGTGTGGCGTGCTGGCCAGTACCTGATTCATCTGCGTCATCTGTGGTTAAGTAGTCACATGACAAGTGTATACCGCCACGGTTGGCTCGGGCTCGGGAGGATTAACCACCTTCCACCCTCCGCGGGATGGAATCTGAAAAATTAACCACGGTGGTTAATCAGGAGTCGGCAACGTGAGTTCAAGTCGCTGGCCAGTGAAACAGGCCGCCATCGTGCTCGGGATCGAGCCGACCAAGGTCAGCCAATCCATGCGGCCGGCGATCCGAAAGGTGGCCCTGCTGATGCTCGCAAACGCTGAACTGACCATGGCGGAGCTGGCAACGGAAATGGCGGTGATTCGGCATGAGCGGGCGGAGCTGGCGGAGGATCGGAGGCGGCTGGCGATCGCCACGGAGCGGCTGGGAATCGGGGGGTGAGGGAAGAGTGGATTAACCACAGAGGCACGGAGGCACGGAGGAGAGTTCTTAGTTCCTTGGGGGCTTCGTGGTGAAGAACATCGACGGAGCGGATCGTTATCACGGAGGATCAATCATGCGGGCATTGGGGCGCGAAGGCACCGAGGATGGGGGCATACGTTTGCCTCGATGCCTTCGCCCCTTCCCGCTCACGGATGTCGTGTCCCCTTTCAAGTCCCCGGGGTGGCGAGACCAAGCGCCGCCCCGGGGCGTTTCTTGGGGCGGGGACAGCCAGTCTTAGCTGTGGCGAGGGTTCGAGCCGGGCGGAGATGGAGCCGCGTCCCGCCCGGCTCGCCCGGGTGATTCGTGCAAGGGGTAAAGGCACAGAGGCAGAAAGGACCTGACGATGCTTGGAACCGCCTGGGTCGCGCCGATGCAGGGAGCACTGGTTGCTGACGTGATCGCGAAGCTAGCAAAGGCCGACCTTCCCGTCGAGCAGCTCGGCGTAACCGCCCAACAGGCCGCCTGCTGGCGGAGTTCGTTGCGATTGACCGCGTTCGACGCTCAGCGGTACGACCTGGACCGACTCGCGGAAGACTTGCGTGTGCACTTTGGTGTCGGAGCTTGAGAGCATGATCGATGACAGTAGATGCATCTGGCGTGGATGTAAAGCGGAGCCGCGGATCGGGTATCGCGGTGCCTGGTTGTGCGGCAAGCATTGGGGCGAGCTGGCCCTCCGCGTCGAGAACGGCACACCGGCGTTGTCGGTCATCCGGAACCACTTCGCCGAATCGGGTAGGGGGATGGATCTGGCGGATTTGCAGGCACGAGGCACGGAGGCAGAAAGGGGATTGGCCGATGTCGCGAGCTGATGTGCATCCCGTTACGCAGTGCAGCCGGCGGGGCGATTGGATATGCACCTATACCGGCATCAAGTTCTATCCATTAGATCCGCGACCGGAGGAGGTCGATATCCGAGACATCGCCCATGCTCTGGCAAACATCTGCCGTTTCAACGGGCACTGCGTTCGCTTTTACTCGGTAGCTCAACACTCCGTGCTCGTGTCCCGCATCGTCCCGGCGAAGTTCGCCTTCGAGGCTCTCCTTCACGATGCAGCAGAAGCCTATGTCTCAGATTGCCCAACGCCGATCAAACGCGAGTTGCAGCTGCTCACAATAATGGAGCACCTCGTGATGGGCGCGATCGCTTCTCGATTCGGATTACCAAAGGATGGCTTTCACGCAGAGATCCACGAAGCGGATCTCATCGCCTTGGCCACGGAGAAGCGCGACCTCATGAATGCGGAACGCCAGGATTGGGGAAATCTACCCGTGCCGATGAAGGATCGAATTTTCCCTGTCTGCCCTGCTGCGGCAGAAGCGGAGTTCATGGGTTGGTTTGAAGAATTATGTCCGGCAGCCGTTCGATGAGGTGAGTCATGGATCTGCTCGTAACCATCCAGGAAGTGTGCGGTTGCCGGCGGATGCGTCGGTTCGGTGTGGTCATGCCAATGCACGACGACGTCCATGATCCCATGGACATGCTCGAAGAAGAGCTGTCTCAGGCGGTTCGTGGGGCCGGATTCTCGACTGTTCCCGTTGATCCGCAGGCTGACTACGCCAGCGGTGCGGAGTGTGACGATCTCATTGCCGAGCTGATCGGCGGAGATCCGGATGCGGCTCGGGCCGAAGCCCACGCGAGGTGAAGCGATCGTTATGTCCGATTCAGCTGCGACAACTCCAACTCGATCGGCGAGCCAATACCTGACGTTGCGGCAGGCGGTGGAACGCCTCGCGCAGATGACCGGCGTGAAGGTCTCGCCCTCGACCGTATGGCGATGGTGCGTGAGCGGAACAAACGGCGCGAGACTCCGCTTCGTCAAGCTGGGGCGGCGGTACCTGACTACCGCCGACTGGATCGAGGAGTTCATGGCCGCGTCTGCCGGCCTGAGTGTAGCTCGGGCTGCAGATGACATCCGCGAAGGTGCACCGGTGGTCTGGGGCGATGATGGTGAGGTGCATGCCATCCCGCACCCCCACCGAATAGATCCGCGTGCGCCGTTGCCGCGGAGGCAATGATGGCCAAGCGGCAAGTGAAAGGTGTTGTGCAGTTGGGCCGGTGGGAGAGCCGGGCGGAGGCAAAGGCACGCGGGCGTGAGCTGCAAATGGGCGAGGTTCCTTTCGGCTGGACGCCGCTCGGCTGGATCGGGCACCTGGAGCACATGATCGAGGCCTGCGAGGGCGTGAGACCGGACAAAGCGGAGGAGTACCGGCGATGGATTGCAATCATCAGAGAGCGGCTGGCGGCATGCTGATCGCGGAGTACTGCGACGTGTGTCGCTTCGAGCGAGGCAGGCACTGCCAGCATCCGGATTCTATCAGGCGTGCGAGGAGCCTCCACGGAGTCCCGATCACGGACTTGCTGACCCGGTCTGGATGGTGCCCGGTACCGGAAACGCCGAAACGTCCGAACGTCGAAACGTCAAAAGAAAAGTGAATACGCGGCGATTTGGATGGTCCAGGGAAAACCTAGACACCCCGTAGGTTGGGCGTTCGCGACCCAATCCCATCCGGCCCGCCGCTTTGAGCTGTTCAATCAATTGTGGCTTTCTCCGTGTCTTCGTGTCTTTGTGGTGAAAAACGGCGTTTTTTGATGACTCCCGACCCCCAACTTTCCGACCCGGCTACGCGGCTACTCCGGCTGCTCAAGCGGCACGCCACTGAGCGGCGTAACGCGATAACCGACGCGACGATCGCTCACATGATCGGCGTGGATCCACGCCAGGTCATCAAACTCGCCGGCGAGCTGTTGGAGGCGGGGCACTTGGTCGTCGCGGAGACGACAGAACCGCCAGGTCGCTGGCTGATCTCGCGGGCGGAGGACCTGCATTACGCCAGGCACTACGCGGCCGTGCTGGGGCATAGAGCCGTCGCGAATGGTCGGCGGTGTTCGACCGTCCGCCGGTTGGTGGAACAACTGGCCGCCAGCGAGGGAGCGGAGGTCAACGGGCAGCGGTGGCTTTTCCCGGCGGAGGAACCCGCCGCCGGCGAGCGGCGGTCGGATCGGGCGACGGTGGAGGTGGCGCGATGAGTGGACGGAAGAGTAAGCACGGGGCGGCGTCCTATATCCACACGGTCTCCTTGCCCATCGCCGGCCCGGAATGCCCCAACGACTGGCCCCAACTTCGGGACGAACTGAGCCACGGCTTTCGGGCCGCGACAGAAGCCATGAATTGGGCGATGCACGAACTGTTTAGCGCCGACGCGGTGCTCGTCGGAGATGATAACACCAAGCTCCCGCCGCTCAAGGGTAGTTGGGGAACGATCTCCCCCGGCTTTCGCGAACGGTGGCCGGGAATGTCCGCGTCCATGTACAATCCACTGCTCCGGGCCGCGATAAAAAAATACAAGCAGTACCGCTACTCGCTGCTCCGCGCCTTCGACCGTCGGATGCCTCATTGGCGGTTTCCGCAGCCCATCCCGCTCAAGGCAAAGACCTACAGGGTCGAATATGACGGCCAGTCCATCTGGCTCCGGTTCCGGCTGGCCGGAATCAAGCGGGTGCTAGGGCGATCATGGCGAGTGCGACTGCGCGGCGGACGGGGCTGGCACCGCCAGGTTCGCGAGATCCGCGAGGTGATCGGAGGAGACGGAGAATTTCTCCAGGCGATCCTCGTGGCCAAGTCCCAAAAGGGTTCTTCATGGGGCAACGGAAAATTCGCGACCCCGATCATGGCTAAGTTCGTGGTGCGGCGCCCTGTTCGCCACGGCGCCGCCGCTCGCCCGAACACGCTCCTGGTGCGGACCCAACCTGATGCGCTGCTGGTGGCTCGCGTGCGAGGAGATTCGCGCAATTGCCGGTGGATGTATGCGGACCACGTCCCGCGCACCATCATCGCGCACAATCGGCAAATCGAGCGGCTGCGTCGCGATTGCAAGAGCCTGTCACGCACGTCGGTCCGGCGGTCGGAATCCCTGGTCGCCAAGATGGACGATCGGAAAGACACCTGGTGCAAGCAGATCGCCGCGACCGTCGCCCGCTGGGCGACCAGGACGCGATGCGGCCGGATCGTCTACGACGATGGCGTGCGGTCTTTCGTGCCGAAGTTTCCCTGGGTCCAATTGGAATCGGCGATCGGCAGCGCGGCCGGAAAGAATGGAATTGAATTCGTGACCGCCCGGGCGGCCGAGGCCGAGGCGGCCAAAAATAAGGTCCAGGAGCAATGGTTGCGACTCCAGGCCGATCTGGCGGCCATGATGGGAGCCGACGAAAAGGAGGAAGCCGATGAGCCGGACGGAGGTCGAGCGAAAGGCGACGAAGAGGGCGGAGGCGACGATGGCCGAGATCGTGCGAGAGCTGGAAGCCCTGGATGAGTCGGGCTTGCGAAAGGCGTTCCGCGACGCGTTCTCCATGACCGTGGGGGGGCTGCTCCGTGCGGCGGCGGTGATCCGCGTTTGGACGGCCCGCGGGTTGCCGTTGGACGATCTTGGCGTGCCCTTCGGCCTGATGACCGCGCTGAGGTACGTCGCGGACGAACAGATGCTCCCGGAGGTGATTGTGAAGTTTTTCGGCGTTCCGGCATTTCGGGCCGTCGCACGCCTCCCCTTGAGCGAGCAGCGACAAATCATAGACACGGAAGCCGTCAAGGTCATGGAGCCGGACGATCCGACGCAGTACCGGCTGTGCAAGGTCCGAACACTGCGCCCAGCGGAAGTGCGACAAGTGTTCGCCCCGGATCATGTTCGTTCGGACGCGGAGCAGCGGAGCCTGCTCTCCGAGCGCCGGTCCCGGAGGCCGACCAAGGCGCCGGTCCCCTACGTGGTCGACGCCCGGGCCCGCAAACTCCGCGTGCACGAGGCGTGCGAGTTTTCCTTGATCCAACTCCTGGACTTGTGTCGGCAGTTGGGCGGGTGATGGGGCGGCCCGCTCCTGACAAGTGAATAAATTATTCATCGTCTTTCGCCCACTGCCAGGGCGAGGGCACAGCGCGGCGGGGACAGGCTTCCCGCCAGCGGGGCCAGAAGCGTTTAAGCGTGGCGGATATTCCGCATGATTCGGAGCGCCCGCCAGCCTCTACCGGCGACTTTTTCCAAGACGATGGAGCGATAAGCCGTTATGGGCCCGCAAGTTGGCGTGGACATCGCGAGGGCCACCGGTAAACGTCGGTGAGGCGCAGGCGCGTGACGTTCGAGGCCTTCGCGGAGGCCGCGAGGGCCACCGGTAAACGTCGGTGAGGCGCAGGATTCCAGGTGTCAAAGTCGGGCACGGAAATCGCGAGGGCCACCGGTAAACGTCGGTGAGGCGCAGGTGATCTATCGCATGCTGCACCGCGTCCAGGCGCGAGGGCCACCGGTAAACGTCGGTGAGGCGCAGGCCTGCGCAAAGCCAGGGGCACTCCTGAACGCGCGAGGGCCACCGGTAAACGTCGGTGAGGCGCAGGTGCATTCTGCGGACTGAGGTCTCAACGTCCCGCGAGGGCCACCGGTAAACGTCGGTGAGGCGCAGGGGACCGAGTGGACTCGCAGGGCCGAAATATCGCGAGGGCCACCGGTAAACGTCGGTGAGGCGCAGGTGACGAGGACAACAAACAAGACCACGAAGGGGTGAGCGATGATCCAGCAATTCGGCATGCGACGTCGCGGGCATCGGACGCCAGAAATCGCCGGCGGGCCTTGCATTGATACTTGGCGCCGCGGTCGGCTTCGTCTTGTTCGTTCTGGTTGCGAGCTGGATCGCCGGCCAGATCGCGATCGTGGGTTAGTGGGGGAAGGCACAGGGTAACAAGGCCGGGCCTCTTTTCCCCTATCCCTTTGTGCCTGTTGCCTCTGTGCCTCGAATGACTGGAGGAGCCATGCAGTTCATCATGTTTACGCGGGCCAAGGACATGATCAAGGTCGCGATCCACGTCGACTTGATCGGGCGGCTCGAGGAGGAGCGCGGCATGTTCGGTTCAGTCCGCTACGGCTGCCGCATTTACTGCCGGCGGGGGCGGGCCAACTGGAAGGTAGTTGAGCCCTACCTGGATATCCTCGAACAGATCAAGCGAGCGACCACACCGAGGCCGGCCGATCCGGTGGGAGTCATGATTCCCGCTGACCTCCATGTCGAGACGATCGGCCAACCGACCGTGACTCGCGCCCCGGACCAGACTTTCGCGACCGGCGAACAGAAAGCGGACGCAAAACATCAGGAGACGCGATGAGCGACCCCCAAAACATATACCGGATCGTCGAGTGGGCTCAGCGATACGAACCCAAGAAGCGGTACAGCGAGACCGACAAGCCTCTCGACTATGTGAAGCTGGCGGTGTTCGCACCGCAACTGGGGCCGGGCTATGTCGACCTGTTCATGACCGCCGGCGATCCGGCATTCGGGGCGATGGCATTTGCCGTCTTCGCGAAGTGCCTCGAGTTGGCGGCGTCGCGCCGGCGCCCGGACCGAGATGGCCGCCTAATCGGCCATCGGGACGAGCCGGCCGACGCGCGGTACATCAGCCGGATCACCATGCTGCCCGAAGAGGTGTGCGGCAGGTGCCTCGATCTGCTCGTGCGGGTGAACTGGCTCGAACTCGTCCCGGCCGATACGCCCGTCGTGCGTGCGACGGGGAAGTCGTGGCAGGAGGCCGATCCGCCGTCTGAAACTGTTCGACCGCAGGAGGTGGCGGCGAAACCCACAGATGGCCACGACGCTGAGCGTCGAGGTGTCGACGGCTCCCGTCGAGGTGTCGACGGAGAGCGTCGAACCAACGTCGAGGGTTCGACAGCAAAACCGGATTTGCCGCTACAACCAACCAACAGTGAAACCAACCAACAGCAGCAGCAACCAACCAACCAACCAACAGCAGCAATAGCAACCCGACGTAACCCGTCGCTCGTGGCGACTGCTGCTGTTGGCTGCGCCGAAAAGACCGATGCTGCTGCTGGGACTGGGCCGCCTGGGCGGGCGGAATTCACATCACAAGCCACGCTCGGCGAACGGATCGTTGCGTTGAATGGCATTCTGGCCGAACTCGGCGTCGGGATGCCGACCCGCCGCGAATTGGCGGTCCTCTGGGGGCCGGTAGGGGACGCCCAGCGGCGAATCCGCGAGATCGGCCTGGAGTTTGGCAACAAAGGCAAGGGCAAGGGCATCCTGGTCAACGAGCTGAGGGCGGCGGGCGAGGCGGAGCGGATCCGGCGCAAGCAGGCCGTGAGTTTCTGGCTGAACGAGATGGCCAAACGCGAGCCGGAGGCCGTGGCGGACGCGGTAAACGCGGCCATCGCGAAGTTGCCGACGGCTCTGCAGGAGCGGGCCCACAAGCTCGGCGTGCGCGGCGAGGCGATCTGGCCGGAACTGATCGCCGAATTGCGGCGGCAAGGCTGGCGGCGCGTGGGATCGTTTGATCGGACGGTAGGGCCGGGGGCCGCCGGCGAACCGCAGGGTGCGTAATCCTGTGCGGTGGCCCCCGTTTTGGGACAGTGGGACGATGAGGATTCTCGGACTGGACCCAGGAACGAAACGCACCGGCTACGCGGTGATTGACGGGCTCGGCGCGGCGGACCTGGTCGATGTCGGTGTGCTGTTCTTTTCGGCGGCGTCGATGCGCGAGTACGCCGCGGACTTGGCCACTGCCAGGCGTCCGGGGATGGCGCGACTGATCCGGTCTCGGGACTTGGCCGCCTGGATGCGGATGCGAGTCATTGCGGGGGACGCGATCAACCTGATCGAGGAGCACGCGCCGGATGCCGTTGCGATCGAGGTGCCGGACGGTCGCGCCGGCACCGGCTCACGCCGCGGGGCGAAGGGGGCGCTCACCAGCTATGGGATGTCCGCCGGATGGCTGAGTGGCGTGGCGTCGATGATCGTGACGCGAACGGCTGGCCGTCCCCACTGGTGCCCGTCAGTGGTCGTCCCCGTGCCCGTGCGACTCTGGACGCGAGGTGGAGGCGACAAGACTAAGCGGATTGCCGCGATCGCGGCAATGTACCCGAGCGAACAATGGTCGAAGCTCGACAAAGGCGGCGATGCGCGGGATGCAATTGGAATTGCCCGGTTCGCGTGGGATGTTCTCGATGGCGGAACCAAACTGAGAGGATAACCATGGAAGCACCACGACCAACCCCCGCAGGACAGAGACCAACTCCTAGCTCGGCACCTCCGCCGGCCAAGGAGACCGCCACCCGGGGCGATCCGCCGCCGCCGGGACCAATCGATTCCGACGATGGGTGGCGGAAGCTGTTCGAGCTGCTGGGCGGTCCGGTCGGCGTGCGAATCTTCGCGGCGCTCCAGCAACGCGAGCTGGATTGTTTCAGGCAGGTGGCATCCCTACCACCGCAAGAGCCGCTTGGTGATCGCGAGCTGGAGCTGGCGGCCCGGCGATGTCGCGAACAGGCGATCCAGTTCCGCCATCAGGCCCACACCCTTGAGGATGCCGCCAAACTCGCGGATGAAATCGCGAGGCTGCGGACGTACCTCCGCCGGCTGATTGATCGGCAGGATCTGGATCCGGTCCTACGCGATGAGTTGAGGGGTTTGATGAGCTGAATGGATGGCGGCGAACGCGAAAGGAATCGCTCATGTTGGTATTGGGCAGGCGAGTGAATCAAGCGATATGGATTGGCGGTGCAGTGCGGGTGGTCGTGCCCCGGATCGGAGTTGGCCAGGTCAAGCTCGGCATCGATGCCCCGAAGGGTGTGAGTGTCGATCGCGAGGAGATCCGCGAGCGGAAGAGGACCTCCGGAAGCGTGGTGAAATGATGGCTACCTGGACCGAAGAGGACATTGAGACGCTGAGGACGTTCTACTCTCTGGAAGGGACCGCGGTAAACGCGCGGTTCAGCACTCCGCATTCTCCAGGATCGATTTGCCAGAAGGCGCTGGCGCTTGGAGTGTCCGGACCACGTCGGTTGAGGCACAAGCGTCACGTCGACGACTCAAAACGCCCAAGTCCTCGAACACGAGAAAGGCATCCGGTAATAAAACCGGTAATAAAATGCGCGGGAAAACTGCGCGTGATGACCGGCAATCCAAGGGCAAGAAACCTCAGCGCGATGTCTGTCGCGTCTGCGGATGCACACCCGATCGAGCCTGCGAGACCAAGACGGGTGAGCCATGTTCCTGGGTCGACAAGGAGCATACGCTCTGCAGTGCCTGTGCGTGAGCGGCCGCGGGTCCTCCGGCGGCCTCCGCGGCCGCCGGAGGTGCTACGCGAACAGCCACGAATATAGACAGACTTTCTTTTCTGGTGATGGCACGGAGGCTGAGATGGGTCTTAGGGATGTACGTGCAGCGTCGAAGAGGCGACGAGCGAGCAACTGCAGAGCCGGCAAACAAGCAGCGGCCGGCGGGATGATGGTGAGCCTACGGCCGTTGCTTGAAATCAAACCCTACGAAAAGAATCCCCGGATCAATGATGCCGCCGTTGAGAAGGTGGCGGAATCGATCCGACAGTTCGGGTTTCGGCAGCCGATCGTCGTCGATGTCAAAGGCGTAATCGTTTGCGGACATACCCGGTGGAAGGCGGCCCAGAAGCTTGGGCTCAAGGAGGTGCCGGTGCATGTCGCCCGGGACCTGACACAAAAACAGATCCGGGCCTACCGCATCGCCGACAACAAAACTGCCGAGCTGGCTGAGTGGAACTTCGACCTGCTTTCGCTGGAACTGTCGGATCTCCAGAACGACGGAATCGATTTGTCGCTGTTGGGTTTCGACGCTGATGAACTGTTGAAGATCCTGAACCCCGCACTCATACAGGGGAAAACGGATCCGGACGCGGTGCCTGAACCACCTGATGATCCGATCACACGCCCAGGGAACCTTTGGATCCTGGGTGAGCACCGATTGCTTTGTGCTGATGCCGGTAGCGCGGCCGACGTCGATCGTCTGCTGGGTGGTGCGAAAATCCACCTAGCCAACGCCGATCCACCCTACAACGTGAAGGTCGAACCGCGCAGCAATAACGCGATCGCGGCGGGGTTGTCGAGCTTCTCGGGTGCCCACCACCAGAGGTTCGATCAAGCTCGCCGACCTGGCAAAGCCAAGGCCTCGCATCGAAAGTTGAGGCCCAAGGATCGCCCACTCGTCAATGACTTCGTTTCAGAAGAACGCTTCGAGCAGATGCTCCGGGCATGGTTCGGGAACATTGCTCGTGTGTTGGAACCCGGACGGTCTTTCTATCTCTGGGGCGGTTACGCCAACTGCGCGAATTACCCACCGGCGCTCAAGGCCTGCGGACTGTACTTTTCGCAGGCGATCATCTGGGTCAAGGAGCATCCGGTCCTCACGCGGAAGGACTTCATGGGCAACCATGAATGGTGCTTCTACGGGTGGCGTGAAGGCGGAGCCCACGTCTTTTTCGGCCGTTCCAACATCCAGGACGTTTGGGAGATCAAACGGGCGGGGCTGGCAGAATACCAGCTCGGTCGTGGGCTTACCCTGGTTGCCGGAGATGGAGCAAGGATCGCCATTATGCCGCCGGCGAACGCCTGCGATGAACTGCGGATGACCGATGAAGGCGTTTGCATTCAGGCCGGAGGCGACACGGACGTCTGGCGAGTGAAGAAGATCAGTCCCCAAAGCATGGTGCATCTGACGGAGAAACCGGTCGAGCTGGCGATTCGAGCCATGCATTATTCGTCCCGGCCGGGGGAGAACGTGCTCGATTTGTTTGGGGGCTCCGGTTCCACGTTGATCGCGGCCGAACAGGCTGGCCGGCGGGCGTTTTTGATGGAGGTCGATCCGCTATATGCGGACGTGATCGTGCGCCGATGGGAAGAATTCACCGGGCGAAAGGCAAAACGCGAAAAGACAAGGCGATGAAGCCAGCGGATCCACGATCACTCTCAACCGAGCAACTGGCGCAGTTGCTCGGTATTGAGGTCGGGAAGATCCGCGAACACGTCTCGGCCGGCGCACCGGTGACCGACGCCGGGAACGTGAACCTGGTGCACTATGCGGCGTGGCTCGTGAAGGCCTATGCCATGAAAAAGTAAAGGGGGGGGCTCGGGGCGATTGAGCCGCCCCGGCCCCAGGCCCCCACTTGGAGTTAGCAAGCGGATGGCCCGCGTTCTACATCGGACAAGAACGAAACTATCCTTGAATTGGTCCGTTATGTGGGGCCGGAGGTCCGGCGTGGACGCCGCAAAACTGAAGCCATCCGAGCTGGTCCAGCTCATCAACTCGACGCCTTTGGGCACGGTCCTTACGCCCTCGATGCTCACACGCCAGCGCGGCAGAGCGGGATTCCGCATCGGAGACGGTAGGACAATCAACCTGGTCCGATACGTCGCATGGTTGGCCGGCCAGGTCGTACAAGTGCCGCCGGCGGAGACCTTGTCTGGATACGACGCGATGAAGGAGCGTGCCCGGGCGCGCAGCGAGGCCCTATCGCTGTCAGGCCGCAACATCGGCGAGTTACCCGCCGTGGTGAACCCTCCGAGGCGGGCGGCATGTAGGAAGACCTTCCGGCTGTTCTGCGAGACCTACTTCCCGCAAACATTCAATCTGCCGTGGTCGGACGATCATCTCAAGGTCATCGCGAAGATCGAGCAGGCTGTGTTGGAGGGTGGTTTGTTCGCGATGGCCATGCCGCGTGGTTCTGGCAAGACGTCGCTATGTGAGGCGGCGTGCCTATGGGCATTGCTCTATGGGCATCGCGAGTTCGTGGCCCTCGTTGGCGCGGACGAAGACCACGCGGTCCATATGCTCGAGTCAATCAAGACCGAGATCGAGAACAACGATCTGCTGTTGGAGGACTTCCCGGAGGTTTGCTACCCGGTCCGATCCCTGGAAGGGATTCACCAGCGTGCCGCCGGCCAGCTCTACCAGGGTAAGCAGACGCACATCGGGTGGACGGAAAAAGAGGTCGTTTTCCCAACGATTCCGGGAAGCAAGGCGAGCGGGTCCGTGATCCGGGTCGCGGGCTTGACCGGGCGGATCCGGGGGATGAAGCACAAGCGAGTCGATGGTACATCGATTCGCCCCTCGCTTGTGCTGGTGGACGATCCGCAGACGGAGGAGTCGGCCCACAGCCCTAGTCAGTGCGCAACCCGCGAAGCGATCCTGGTGGGGGCGATACTGGGGCTGGCCGGACCGGGCAGCAAGATCGCCGGGCTAATGCCGCTCACGGTGATTCGTGCCGACGACATGGCCGATCGGATCCTGGACCGCGAGAAGCACCCCGAGTGGCAGGGGGAACGAACCAAGATGGTGTATGCGTTCCCAGCGAACGAGAAACTTTGGCAGGAATACGCCCAGATGCGGCGCGATGACCTGGCGGCCGAGAGGGGGAGCGAACGCTGCACCACGTTCTACCGGAAGCACCAACGGGCGATGGACGCCGGGGCAATCGTGGCCTGGCCGGAACGGCACTACCCGGACGAGCTGTCTGCTATCCAGCACGCGATGAATCTGCGTATCGATCGCGGCGATCCGACGTTTTTTGCAGAGTACCAGAATGAACCCGTCGGCGATACGCAGGATGATGCGTCGGAGATCACCGCTGACGCGATCGCGAAGAAGACGAACGGTTGTCCGCGCGGGCAGGTGCCGAGCGGGGTGAATCGGCTGACGATGTTCATCGACGTGCAGGCCTCGCTGCTGTACTGGGCGGTGTGTGGATGGGAGGACGATTTCACCGGGCACGTGGTCGACTACGGCGCGTACCCGGATCAGGGACGCCATTACTTCACGCTACGGGACGCCAAGAAGACGCTCGCGATCGTGCATCGCGGGGCCGGAATCGAGGGGGCGCTCTATGCGGGGCTCAAAACGATCGCCGAGAAACTGCTCGGCAAAAACTGGCCACGGGACGACGGGTCTGTCCTGCGGATCGAGCGGTGTCTGATTGACGCCAACTGGGGCGAACAAACCCAGCTCGTCTATCGGTTCTGCCGGGAGAGCCTGTATGCGGCGATCGTCACGCCGTCGCACGGTCGGTTTATCGGCGCGTCGAGCATGCCGATGAGCGACTGGAAGCGACAGCAGGGCGATCGGTGCGGGCTGAACTGGCGGATGCCGGTTGCGGCCAGGCGCGGAATCCGCCACGTCGTGTTCGATGCGAACTACTGGAAATCCTTCATCAACGCGCGGTTGGCAACGGCAATGGGGGATCACGGGTGTCTGGCGTTGTTCGGTCGCGACATCGAGGCACACCGCTGTTTCGCCGACCAGGCCACCAGTGAACGCGGCATTCCGGTCAGCGCGAGGGGGCGAACAGTGACCGAGTGGAAGATCAAACAGCCGGGCCTCGATAACCACTGGCTGGACTGCCTGGTGGGATGCGCAGTGGGGGCGTCGATGCTCGGTCTGAAATTGTTGGGAGAACCCGATGAGCCGGCAAGGAAGCGACGGAAACTCACGCTCGCGGAGTGGCGAGCCAAACGAGGCGCGGTCCGGGCCGTCGTCAAGTGAGACGGTGTTCGAGTGTCCGCGATGCGGCTGTCGCGACTTGCGCGTTTGGTACACACGCCGGAAGAGGACGCACATCATCAGGGTGCGTGTCTGCCGGCATTGCGGGCGGAGGATCACGACGAGGGAAAGGATCTGATGAGGGCCGAGACGAAATCAACGACCGAAATAACCGAGGGTTGGGTGTTTGAGCGGCTGGGGCACGTGTTTCCGCCGCCGGCGTTCGTGCTGCTCCCCCAGGTGCGGAATCAGACCGGCTTCGATCGGCGGGTCCGGACGATCGACGCGCTGGCAGTGTCGGTGTTTCCGTCGCGTGGGCTGCATTTCATCGGCATCGAGATCAAGGTAACGAAATATGACTGGCGTCGCGAGCTGGCCAATCCGGAGAAGGCCGATTCCATCCAGAAGTACTGCCGCCACTGGTACGTGGCAGCGCCGGAGGGAGTCGTACCGGAGGCCGAGGTGCCGGAGACGTGGGGGCTGATCGAGGTCAAGGATCGATCGGCGAAGATCGCCAGGAAGGCACCGGCACTTGAACCCACGGTACCCGATGCGAGGTTCGTTTGCGCGGTCCTGCGGGCGGCGACGTCGGCGATGGTGCCGGCAGCAGCAGTACAGGATCGAATCAATATGGCGGTGAAGGCGGCCCTAGACCAGCATCGCGGCCACGAGCGCTATGAGTTGAATAACCTGCGGAACATCGTCGAGGAGTTCGAGAAGAAATCCGGTGTTGCTATACGCAACAACTGGAACATCGGCGAGATCGGCGAAGCGGTGCGTATGCTGGTGGAATCGGGGGCGGTGCGGTGTGCCGAGCGGATCGCGGAACTGCGGGCGATGGCAGAGTGCATTCTCGATGCGATCGATCGGGCGGGGAAGGTTGCGGAGGGCAGAGAGGCGCAAAGAGTGTGAGGAGGACGATATGGCAGTGTATGTGGACCCGCTGGGGCCGTGCCTTCCGAATCGACGATGGAGATGGAACAGTTCCTGCCACCTGTTCGCGGATGATGTCGATGAGCTGCACGCCTTTGCGATGGGGATCGGCTTGAAACGATCCTGGTTCCAGGATCATCCTCGTCTACCACACTATGACCTGACGCCAGGAGTGCGAGCCAGAGCCGTGCGGGCCGGGGCGATTGAGGTCAGTTGTCGAGAGATGGTGAAAACATTCATGCATTGAGAGGAGATCCGGCGTGACAACGAATGCAGTTCAAAAACGGCGGGAGCAAGGGTTGTACTGGGATCGAGCGTGGACGCTCGTGGAGGGGTGTACGCCGGTGTCCGCCGGCTGCGCGCACTGCTGGGCGGCGGAGGCGACGGCGATGCGGAGCCTTCAAAACAACCCCAAAATCGCTTTACGTTATCTTGGGCTGACGAATGCCAAGGGCCGGTTCAATGGCGTCGTGCGATTCCAACACGCGAACGTCGATCTCCCGCTCCGCACGCGGACGCCGACGGTGTGGGCGATCTGGAACGATCTGTTTCATTCGACGGTCGACTTCGAGCAGATCGATCGAGTGAAGGCCATCGCGGCGTTATGTCAACGGCATACTTTCCTGGCGCTAACGAAACGGCCAGGATGGGCGATGGACTATGAGATGCGATCATTTCCGATGGGAGACCGGCCGACGATCGACAACGCGCCGCAATGGTATCGGGTGGCGACGGCGAGACTCGATCACGCAGCCGGGGAGTCTTTGGGGCGGGGCTGGGATCGGGCTCATGATGAGATCTCCACGATCGATCCGTGCTCGCCATTACCCAACTGGTGGCTGGGCACCACCGTCGAGAACCGCCAGGCGATTCCACGCATCGAGCTGCTCCGGCAGACGCCGGCGGCGCACCGGTTCCTGTCCGTCGAACCGCTCCTGGAGGACCTGGGCGAGCTGGACCTCCGCGGGATCGATCTGGTCATCGCCGGCGGAGAGAGCGGGCGTGTAGCGCGGCGGTGCAACGTGAGCTGGCTACGCGCGCTTAAGGATAGGTGCCTGGATGCCGGGGTGCAGTTCTATCTCAAGCAATTGGGGGCGATCGCGACCTTGAACGATGGTGTGCCGACCGGCGATTTTAGAACGCACAACGGACGCCGGCAGTTCGCGGTCAAGTATAGGGGATTGATCCTCAGGGATTCCAAGGGCGCCAATCCGGCGGAGTGGCCGGAGGATCTGAGAAAGTACCGGGAACTGCCGTGGTGAGGGAGATGCATGGTTGCAGAAGATACATACTCGACGGGAGGGCAGTTTCAGGAGGTGATGTCTGTCCTTGATACGCTCGCACAATCGAACGGGCATTGGCATTCGTTCATCGATGAAGGCCAACCCAGAAGGCGGCGGTTTTCTCGCGGTCAACCCTACATCATCGTTGAGCAGCTGCAGAAATGTAGCTGTGGGGCCGTCCGCACGCACGCTGAAATGGAGCCGTGGCGGGATCCACGCCAAGTGGTTGCGCCTGCCGTGCTGCCGGTCCATCTACCATCGCATCGATTGCAGGTGGCGGCGATCACGCATCGGTTCGGACGCACCGTTCGTCCGCATCGGTCAACGCCGGTATGACAGGCGACAAGGGAACACAGGTGATTAATGAAAAACAATCAGAACGAGGTCGACCTATACGACGAGGTGCAGAAGGTTGGATGCCGGAACCCGACGGTCCACGCTGGCCTCAGTCTCGTCAGGTACAAAGAGCTGCCCTATCAGACGGCTCTGGAGTTGATGGTTCTGCAGTTGGTTCAGCAGAATGAAGGGCTGATACAGAGACTTATGGAGGCGGAGTTGAAAAGGCCGATCATCATCGGCCCACTCCCGGCGGGCAAGAAGTCCTGAACGTGACTTTGCGTCTTTGTGTCTTTTAGCCTTTCCGCTCCCCGTTCCATTACTGGAACTTCCCGCGAGCCGCGTTCCATTAGTGGAACTTCGGCGGCGCGCGCCGCGAAAACCTCTTGCAACCTGCATTTCCTCGCGTCATATCGTTCAGCATGAGCGATGCCATTCAGAGCGCGATCGAGTCGAACGCTACAGGGCCGAAGTCGGCGGAGGCCGACGGGATCAAGGCCACGCAGCACGACCTGAGGGATCAGATCGAGGCTGATCGCTACCTGGCTGCCAAGACGGCCGCCGCCCAACGCCGACGCGGGATCGGATTTATGCGGATCGTACCTCCCGGCGCGAGCTGATCGAGCGAGGCGCCTGAATCGAGCAGGTGAGCAGGCTGGAGGAGGCTCATCGATCATTGACCGATCGGAGAGCCCGTGAGTAAGACAAACCGTCAGTCGCGAATCTCCTCCAGAGAGCCCGGCGTGCTGCGCCAGTCACCAGCGCGCCGGGTTTCTTATGCGCGGACATCGAGGCGGAGCGCTCCTCGCCAAAAGAATCGGCGTCGAAAAGTCGAGGTGAAGGCTGGCGGCAGGACTCGCGTGGTTCACGTGGTGCGGCGCCTGGCGGCCGGATACGACGCGGCTAAGACCACACTCAATAATATGCGACACTGGGCGGCGGCTGATCTGCTCGGACCGAACGCGGCCAACTCGCCAGCGGTGCGGAGAATTCTTCGCAGTCGCGGGCGCTATGAAGTAGCCAACAATCCCTACGTCGCCGGCGTCGTGGGCACGCTGGTCAACAGCGTGATTGGCACCGGACCTTCGCTCCAGATGCAGACCGGTGACGATGATTTCAACCGGCGCGTCGAGATGGAGTGGACCGCGTGGATGCGAGCCACGCGGCTGGTCGAGAAGATGCGCACGCTGGAGGCGGCGTTGGCCGGCTCTGGCGAATCGTTCGCGCTGCTGATCGACAACCCCTTGCTGCCGACGCCGGCCCGACTCGACGTGCGATTAATCGAGGCCGATCAGGTGGCCGATCCCTCGCTTGCCGGCGTGTGGGATCCTCAGGTAGTCGACGGAATCCGATTCGACGACGCGGGCAATCCGGTCGCATATAGCATTCTGAGAAATCATCCGGGCGAGCTGCTGAACGTGAACGCCTTCGAGGCAGACTGGGTGCCGGCGGCGAACGTGATCCACCTCTTCCGCGCGGACCGCCCCGGCCAGGTTCGGGGGATCCCTGAGATCACCCCGGCCTTGGAGACGATCGCCATTCACCGGCGGTTCATTCTGGCGGTCGCTCAAGCGGCCGAGAATGCGGCGAATCTCTCGGGTTATGTCAAGTCCAGCGCCCCGCCGAGCGACGATCCGGACGACAGTGAGGGGATCAAGGCCGGCGAGGAACTCGAGATCGAACGGGGCACGTTCGCATTTCTGCCTGACGGATATGATCTGGGGCAACTGAAAGCGGAGCATCCAGCGATCACTTACGATGCCTACGACCGCGCACTGGTACGCGCGATTTTCCGCTGTCTCGGCGTGCCCTTGAACATCGCGAGCGGAGATTCATCGCAACACAATTTCGCGAGTGCCAAACTGGACACGCTCATCTATGCACGGTGCGTTGAGGTGCGCCAAAATCGCCAGAACGAGACAGTGCTGGATCGCCTGTTCGCCGCGTGGGTCGCGGAGATGGCCCTGATCGAGCCGGCTTACCAGCGCGAGGACCTCCGGCATCAATGGGCATGGAATGGAATAGGAAGCGTTGACGAAGCCAAGGCAGCCAATGCCGAGGGCACGCAACTGGCTAACGGCACGCTGACGTTCGTCGAAGCCTATGCACGCCGTGGTCGCGATTGCGAAACGGAGATGACCGCCCAGGCCCGAGCGCTGGGGATCAGTCTGGACGAATACCGAGCACTCTTGCGAGCAAAGCTTTACGGCTCGCCTGGACCTGCCGCATCGCCGGTGCCGGCGGATGAAGACGAAGGAGATCGCTGATGTCGCGATCAAATAAGCGCGTGAGCCAGGCGATTGAACGAAACGCTCAGATCTTGTGCGGACAGGGCTCGGTCTCGATCGAGGCAGCGGCCGGCGATAACGGTGAGCAGAAGCTGCCGCGCATTAACATCGTGGCCTATACGGGTGCGGTGTTCCACCCATACATCGGTCCGTCTCCGGCGATCATCAATCTTGCCGGCATCAAGTCGGCGACCAAAAACCTGCCTCTCCGAATCGATCACGAGGGTTCGCGAACGGGTATCGGACATACGGAGTCTGTCACGATCGCCGGCGGAAAAGTTGCTGCAGCCGGCGTGGTGTCGCGTGACACAGAGACCGCCCGCGAGTTCGTGGCATCGTCCAGGAAAGGGTTCCCGTGGCAGGCATCCGTCGGAATCGGAATTGAGGAATACGAGTTTGTTCGGGCAGGCCAGACTGCCCAAGTGAATGGAAAAACGGTCCGTGGCCCAATCTACGTCATTCAAAAGGCGATCCTGAACGAGATCAGCATCGTCGACCTGGGAGCGGACACACGAACAAGCGCCCGCGTGGCGGCGCGACATACAGGAGCACTAGTCATGAACTTCTCACAATGGATCGAAGCCAAGGGCTTCAGCGAAGATCAACTGAGCGATGAGCAGCGCACTTCGTTGCAGGCGATGTACGACGCGGAGATGAAGGCGGCACAACCTACGCCGCAACAGCCGGTGAAGGCCAAGGCCGAGGAGCCGGACGACGATCCGGCCAGCCAGGCGGTGGCCGAGATCCGGGCGAAGACGGCGGCCGAGGCGAAGCGAATTGCTGGCATCCGCACGCTGTGCGCGGGCAAGTACGCTGAACTTGAGACGCAGGCGATCGCCGAAGGTTGGTCGACGGAGAAGGCTGAGCTGGCCGTGCGGACCAAGCAACTCGAGGAACTGCGGGCGAGCCGGGCACACGTGCCGGTACCGGGTGGTTCATCCGTTCCGCTGAACGGAGGTGTGATCCAGTGTGCGATCATGGCCGCGGCCAAGGTGCCCGGTATCGAGAAGGTCTACGACGCGCAGACGCTCGAGGCCGCGCATCGGATCTTCCACGGCCGCATCGGTCTCGGAGAGGCGATCTACGAGGTGGCCCGGTTGAACGGTTTCACCGGGCGCGCGCGCGGACAGCTCAAGGAAATGCTGATGGCAGCGTTTCGAAGCGGCGTTCAAGCCTCCGCGGGCGGGTCAACCATCGACATCGGAGACATCCTTTCCAACGTCGCGAACAAGTCGATTCTCGCCGGCTTCTCCTTTGTAGAGCAGGCCTGGCGGCGTATCGCGGCTATCCGACCGGTCACTGATTTCAAGACGGTCACGAGGTATCGCATGACCGGGGCGAACCAGTACGAGAAGGTTGCTCCGAGCGGTGAGATCAAGCACGGAACGGTGGGCGACGAGAGTTTCACCAATAAGGCGGACACCTACGCGAAGTTGCTATCGATCGATCGCGTGGCGATTCGCAATGATGATCTGGGTGCGATCACCGACGTGCCCCGCCTGCTGGGGCGTGGCGCCGCCCTCTGCCTGAACGACGTGTTCTGGACGGTTTGGCTGGCCAATGCGGCGGGGACGTTCTTCGCGTCCGGGAATTCGAACTATCTGTCAGGCGCCGGTTCGGCGCTTGGGCTCGCCGGAGTGGACGCAGCGTATACAGCCTTTCAGGCACTGAACGATTCCGACGGAAAGCCGCTCGGCAATGAGCCGCGAATCCTGCTGTCCCCGCCGCCGTTGTTTGGCACGTCGAAGCGGATCTATGAAGCCCAGGAAGTGCGGGATACCACGGCTTCCACGAAGTATCCGACCGCCAATGCGTGGACCGGTATGTTTGAGCCCGTCAAATCGCGGTATCTGAACAATTCGAAGTATACCGGCTCCTCGGCCACAGCCTGGTACCTGCTATCGGATCCCGAGGACGTGGCAGGCATCGAGGTATGCTTCCTCGATGGCAAGGAAGTGCCCACGATCGAGACCGCCGAGGCTGATTTCAGCCGTCTCGGCATTGACATGCGTGGTTATCACGATTTCGGCGTTGCGCTCCAGGATCCCAAGTGCGGAATCAAATCCGCCGGCGCGTGAGTGTGATTGCGATCGGAGGCCTTCGCGGTCACTGATCGAGAGAGGACAAGCCAACCGCCCCGCGCGGGGCGCATAGGAGAATGAACATGCAAGGGCAGCGAGTCAGTAATGGGACCTGCGTCGACTACACGCCCAGTTCGGCGGTGGCGGCGGGCCAGGTCGTGGTGCAGGGCAGTCTGGTTGGCGTCGCCCCGATGGCGATCGCCGCGAACGCGCTCGGCAGTCTGGACGTCGACGGGGTGTTTGACTTCTCCAAAGCGCAGGAGGCAATCACCGCCGGCGCCGCGGTTTACTGGGATGAGGACGGCAATCCCTACGGCGGGACCGCCGGGACCGGTGCCGCGACGGCAACGTCAACAAACAACAAGTTCCTCGGTTTGGCGGTCGAGGCCGCCGGCGAGACGGACGCGACGGTTCGCGTGATGCGCTATTTTCCGGTCTCGATCACGGTCAATCACTACGGGCCGATCCAATACAACCCGATCGCCGATCCGGGTGACGCGGGTGCGATCCCGGTGACCGACAGCGGCTACGTGCCGATCGTTACCGAGGGTGCCGAGACGCGGACGCTGGCTGCCCCGACGTTCGTCGGACAGGAACTGCTCGTTTACATGAAGACCGACGGCGGCAACTGCGTGATCACGTGTGCCACGACGGTCAATGAGACGGGCAACAACACGATCACCTTCGCGAACACCGGTGAGGCGATCCGACTCATCGCCGTCGAGGAGGGCGCCAACCTCCGGTGGCGATGCGCGGTAGCCGACGGCGCAGCCCTCAGCACCGTGTAATCGGTGCGTGTTGCGGGGTGGAGCAGCGGAAGCTCGCGTGGCTCATAACCATGAGGTCGCTGGTTCGAATCCAGCCCCCGCAAGTGGTGGTCTATGGCCGACATGCTGCAAACGGCGGTGGAATGGCTGGACGGCGTGCGTAACGATTCGATGTCGCACGCCGTCACTTACGCGCGCGGCGAGCAAAGCGTCGAGCTGAACGCCACCGTCGGGTTGACCGTCTTCCGTCTCGACGACGGGACCGGCGGCACAATCCGGGTGTCGCAGCGGGACTTTCTGGTCCGCTGCAGCGACCTAGTCATCGGTGGCGAGGAAGTACTGCCACAACGCGGAGATCGCATCACCGAGACGACGAACGGGAAGACAGTGGTGTGGGAAGTGATGGGCCCAGGTGGTGGTGAGCCGGACTGGCGATACTCACTTCCCGACAGAAGCACCTTGCGGATTCACGTTAAAGAGGTCGGGTAATGGAGCAGGCAATGCCAGACATCGTACTGCAGCCAATGGTCCAATACGGCTTTCTCGGGTTCGCTGCCGTGCTGCTGGGGATCGTGATCTGGATGATCCGGCAGCAGAACTTCGATCGCAAGGAGTTGATCGCCCTGCTCCGCGATAACCAGAGCGTGATCGCCGAGAACACGACTTCGAACCACGCGCTGGTCGAGATGGTGACGGACGAGCTGAAACTGACGCGGTCGCTGCACGACAAGCTTCTCGCGCGACCGTGCATCGCCAAGGGTGAGAACTGACGTGTCGATGCTGATTGACATCGCCGACGCGGTTGTGAGTGTGTTGAACGCCGACGGGTTTTCCGAGGCCTTCACCGCGCAGAGGCTCTATCGACCGGAGTTCAGTCTCAAGGACCTCACCGGCCTGCGTTTCACCGTGGTTCCACGGTCTGAATCGATAGAGACATCTACGCGGTCAACCGATCAGTTCGACTACGAGATCGACGTGGCCGTTCAGAAAAAACTTGCGACCGACACAGTCGAGGAGATCGATGATCTGGTGAGTCTCTCCGAGCTGATCGGCGATCGATTCCGCCACGTCACTCTGGAAACGGCCCCCAAGGCGTATTGGGTCGAATCGGAAATTCGGATCCCCTACGCTCCCGAACACCTCGAGCAATGTCAGGTGTTCACGAGCGTACTGACCTTGACGTTTCGCATGATGCGAAGCGCGGCATAGGAGCTGAAACATGGCGATCAAACTGGGCATGAACGCGAAGGCGTACTACGGCGTGGCGGGTGCTACAGCCAACACGCTCATCAACAACATCAAGGATGTGACGGTGAACCTGGAGAAGGGTGAGGCGGACGTGACCACTCGGGGCAACGCCGGTTGGCGCGCGAAAATCGGAACGCTGAAGGACGGAAGCATTGAGTTTGAGATGGTGTGGGACACCGAGGATGCGGCGTTCACGGCAATCCAGCAGGCATATTTCGGAGATTCCGCCCTTGCCTTTTACTTCATCGACGAAGAAGGCGGAGAGGGTCTGGATGCGGACTTCACGGTGATGAATTTCAGCAAGAAAGAGCCGCTCGAGGAAGCACAGGGTGTCAGTGTCACGATCAAGCCCACGTATTCAACGCGGGCACCTTCATGGCATTGAGCCGCCGGCGGCTGAGGCCGGAGTGAATTTCCGGGTGCGCATTGAGCCATAAACAGGAGCCATGACATGGCGATCGCGAGTATCCAAAAGACGATTTCGGGTGGGGGAATCTCAATCAGTTCGCTCATCAGCCGAACTGGCGATGGGCAGATCGGGCGGGATCCGATTCTGCCGGCGGGCAAGGCGGGCACGCTGTCGACGCGAACCGACGACAACACCGGCGTGGCGACGTTGTCTGAGGGCCACGGCATCGCCGATGCCGATGTGGTGGACGTGTTCTGGACGAACGCCGACGGCACCTACGGCGTGCGGTACGGCATGACGGTCGGCACGGTCGCTGGAACGGCGGTGCCGATCGACGGCGGAGCGGGCGACAATCTGCCCGCCGAGGACTATGCCATCGTCGTGACCAAGCAGGTGGAGGTCAACGTCGCGTTCGACGGCGACAACGCCAAGGTGCTTGCCGTCCATGCGAACAAGCTGGCCCACGTGGACTTCCAGGACGCCGGTTCGGCGAGCCTTCTGGCGTTGACCCTGGCTCCAAACGAGGCGTTCGACTGGGCCGACGCAACCGGGGCCGACCGACCGATCACCGGGAACGCGGTGGCTACGGTCAAGGCCTCCTGCGGCGACAGCGCGAACGATGCCACGCTCAAGATCATCGTGCTCGAAGACGCAACGCCGTGATGAACGACGTCAGTACGTGATTCGACGGATTGACGAGCTGGAGGAGCCGCAACAATGAAGTGCTTCACCGACAACCAGGGTAGGACGTGGCAGGTCGTGGTCAACGTGAACACGGTCAAGCGCGTTCGCGGGCTGGTCGATGTGAACCTGCTGGAAATCGTCGACGGATCGCTCATCGAAAAGCTGATCGCCGACCCCGTGCTGCTGTGCGACGTGGTGTACGCGATCTGTAAACCGGAAGCGGACCAGGCCGGCGTGAGCGACGAGCAGTTCGGTGAGGCAATGGCCGGTGACGCGATCGAGCAGGCGACGAAGGCGTTGCTCGAGGAACTCGTAAGTTTTTCCCCAAGCCCGCTGACGCGGGCGAACCTTCAGAAGGTGCTGGATCTGACCTGGAAGATGATGGCCAGGGCAAACGAGCTGATCGCCGAAAGGATCGAGACCGGGAACGTGGAAAAGGCGGCCGAACAGGTTCTTGCGACGTCGATCGGCTCATCTGGGAGTGTGCCGGAATCGTCGGGGTCGATCCCGGAGAACTGACTCTCCGCGAGTTGATGCTCATGGAGAAGGCGCGATCGGGAGCGAATTGGGAGATGCTCTCGTGGGTTCTCTCAAACGTCGCCAACATGAATCCGTACAGAACCAGGGAGTTCTCGCCGTCCGAGTTTAACCCCTTGACCAAGCAGAGGCCGGTGGAGATCCCCAAGGTGCCCGTGAGCGTGCTGAAGACCGTGTTCATCGACGGAAAAGTCCCGGAGTGTGTCCGATGATTCGTTTTTCCAATCTTTGCATTGTGGTCTGTCTCACATGCCTGTTCGCCATCGCGTGTCCAAGTCTCGCTGCGAACGCCTATGTCGACGCGCTCGCCGGCAGCGGCGAGACTTGTTCGGAGGCGTCGCCGTGCGCGACGATCGCTGCCGGAATCACGGCAGTGGGCGACGGGGACACGGTGTACATCAAGGGCGATCCCGCTAGCTACGACACGTACACTTACGCGGAGAACAATCTCCTTGCCGGCAACACCAAGGCGATCACGTTTCAGCCCTGGAACGCGGGAGAAAAAGTCGCGGTGGGGGGGGATTCGGCCAACCCGATTTTCTGGGGCGTCACCAATGGAAAAGCACTCGCGTTCGTGAATCTGAAAATCACAAACGCGAACGCGGGGCAGTATGCCTCGGCGATCCGTTCGACCTACAACGGAGCGAATCCGGCATCGTCGATCGACGTGAGCGGCTGCACGCTGTCCTCGGCGGCGAGTGGCGGAACAATCATAATCAACCGTAGCACATCGCTCTCCGGGGCCGGAGTCACGGTGATAAACTCGGCCGGCCCGGCGCTCGGCTTATCGCTGAGTACTTACACCGCGAATGCCGTCACTTTCGCGGCTGGCTCGAGCCTGCAGGGCCGTCCAGCAGCTGGCGGCAGCCCTGGCGGAGTGATCACGCTATCGTCAGGCAGCGTAAACCAACTCACGTTGACGGACACGACGATTACGACCGACTGGACGGCTGGCCTGGGTACGAGCTTCGCGCTCTACATAGTCGGTGAGCTGCAGTCGACGGCAATCTTCAACAACTGCACCATTGCGGCGACAGGATCGTCGAGCGAGTTCGCGATTGGCGTGAACGGCGGATCGACTGGTGGTCTGCTGTTCAACAATTGCCAGTTCGCAACGGACGCCGGACGGATCGCATACATCTTCGGAACGGGCGGCCAAGTTTCAGAGATTGATCTCGTCGATTGCACCATAACAACGGCCAGTACAAGCGGATTGATGCAGGTGGCGACACCGGCGGCGCTCGGCTTCTGCAGGATAGAAGGCGGATCGCTCACATCGACGGGAAACGTCTATACCGCGAGTACGGGAACGGTCTCCAACCTGCTCATCAAAAACTGGACATGTACGGCGAATTCGGCCGGGTCTGCGTACATCTTTGATCTGCAGAAGGGGCACGAAAACGTCCTCATCGACGGGCTGACGTTGACCGGCACCACGTCTGGAGCGCTCTTCCTTATCGGCGGCGAGAACACCGTGCTGGGTGATCCAGTCGCAGCCACGGCGACGAACCGCTTTGACGTGATCAATTCCACGTTTACGCAGAACGGCACCGGCCACGCCGCGTTGGTCGGCCGCGGGGCGACGCCGGACGCGCATGCGATCTACATGAGCCTGCCCGCGTGGTCGACCGAGTTGGGCACGCCAGACATCGGGACGATGATCCGGCCGACGGCCATGAACGGCTGGTGGTACGTCTGCACCGTTTCCGGTGCGGTTGGCGAAAGCGAGCCGACATGGAACACGACGGAGGGCGGTTCGACGGTCGATGGATCGGCGACGTGGCGCACAATGCGACTGCTTTTTCCAGCCGGGCACGCGCGTTTTTCCAACAACATCATCCGTGGAGCCACGGCCGGCCCGGCGTTTGTCTCGAAATGGTTCAACGTCGAGGTCACGAATAACAGGATCACCTCGTCAGCGGCCGGTGCCACGGGCATTCTGCTCAAGGGGGCGCGTAACAATCTCATTGCACACAACAGCGTCTACATGCCGGATGGAACCTGTTTCACGACGTCGTCCAACTACAGCGGCGATGCGTATTACGGCACCTGCCAGGATAACGTTATCCGCGACAACATCTTCCAAACCGATTCCTCGACCGGCTATTCTGTCGACCTGCCCGGGAGCACACAGAGCGGAAGCATCTTCGATCACAATGTGTATTGGGCACCGAATTCGCACGTCTGGCGGATCGAAGGGTTTGAATTGGATACCACGCCCTATGTTGAGGGCGGAATGTGGCCTGAGCCGTCAATTTTCGAGTACAACGATCAGCACAGTCTCGTGGCCAACCCGGTCTTCTTGAGCACCTCACCGACGCACGCGTTGTTTCTCGTTCCATCCTTGTGGTCGCGGGCGCGAAACGCGGCCTCGATGCCCAACATGACGATCGGGGCGATGCAGCAAACAAGTGGCCTGCAGCCGCTTTACCTGGGAGGCAAGAGATGAACCTCATCGTGCAAAATCCGATAACCGCCAGCGGAGAGGATCAACCGCTGCCGGTGCCACGCGGCTACGTGCTCATGATCAGCGCAACCGCTGCCTTCGAGCTTCGACATACCGCCGGCGGGCCGGCGTTCCCCATGCCGCCGGGCGTGCCGATCACGATAGGGGAATCCCAGCAGCAAACGGTATACGTCAGGGCCGACGCCGGAACCGTGATCAGTTGGGCCCTGCATTGATACTAGCCCGGGCTTGGCCCGGCGCAGAAAGCGAGGAGACCATGCGAAGTTGGCGAGTGATGATGGCGATTGTGTTGGTGTTCGCGGCGGTGAATGCGGCGGGATGCGCGTTCTTCAAACCGTCGACGGAGATCTCGGTCAACCCGATCAGCAAGACGATCCGGTACGTCAACACGAAGGACACCGAGGGGCAGTTGAAGGGGCTGAAAGGATCCTGGACCACCCCGGATGGCGGGTCCGGGAGCTTCGAGCTGGCGGAACTGAGCGCGTCGGACAAATCAAGCCCGGTCCTCGAGCGGCTGGAAAAGACGATGCTAGCGTTCGTCGAACAGCAGAAAGCCGGCAACGAGGGGATTCGGATCGCCTTGAGCGGGCTGTCCGAGTTGGCCCAACAGGTCGTGCCGCTAGTCGGCATGCTGCGATCGCAGACGTCGGAGATGATTGAGTTGCAGACGATGCTGGGCACGCTGCGCAAGCAGAGTGAGAAGACGCCGGTGAATCCAACCCTGCCGTCAGCGACTCAGCCTGAGTCCACGGCGAAGCCCCCCGGCGAATCCGCCGGCGATGACGTGATCTCTGCGGCTATCTCCGAGCAGGCCAAAGCGCAGAGCGAGCTGTTTGTCTTGAAGGATGAACTCGCCAGAGAACGCGACAAGAACTCCGTGCTCACCGGCGAGGTCGCGTCGCTCCGGGCGCTGCTGATCGATGGTCCGTCGGCAAGCGATGCCGACAAAAGCTCATCGGCCACGGAGCCGGATCCGGGGACCTCCGAATGATGCGGTGGCTTGTCAGTCTGGTGGCCTTGGCAATGGCCTGCAACGCCAACTCCGGCGAGCAGGCCGTTGCCCGTTTTGATGCTAAGGCCGAGATCGAAGCGGCCGTAGCCCAGATCGGAGCGGTTGAAGCCACGGTCGGCGACGTCGTTGCCAAGGCCGGCGTGGTCGAAACGCAGCTGGGTGATGTGACCTCGCAGATCGGCGACGTCGATGCTCGCATCGGCCAGGTCACCGCCCAGCTGGCTGGCGAGATCTCCGGTCTCAAGCTGCAGCTGCAGGATCAATCGACGCGGCTTAGTGAGGTCAAGCAACAGGCGCTCGTGGCCTCAAGCAAGATCGACAATTCCACGAGCGACAAGGTCGTGAACCGGGTGCTCGTCATCGGCGTGGTAGCCGCTCTGATCATGCTGGTACTGACGTACCCGATCGGCAAGCTGCTCTGGAACGTTGGCGGCAAGGTGCGGAGGTCCTGTTCGCGATGACGCCCAGCCTGAACATCACATTCAAGATGAAGTCCATGTTTTTCAACGCCGGTACTGTGGCGGCGGCCGTTGATCGGGCAACGCGTGGCGCGCTGAGCAAGGCCGGCGCGCTGGTGATGACCATTGCCAGGCGATCGATGCGGTCGACGAAGAAGTCGAGTGTCCATAGCCCGCCAGGCCAACCGCCCAGAGCCCACAGCCAGCACCCCTACGTCAAGAAGTTCCTTTATTTCGCGCTAGGACCCGAACGCAACGACGTGGTGATCGGCCCGGAGAGTCTCTACAAGAACCGGCGGATGGCGGCGCCGGTCCCGTCCATCCTCGAGTTCGGTGGGCGGACCCATTCGTATCGCCGCAAACGCGACGTGCGAATCGAGGCCCGGCCGTTCATGGGCCCGGCCCTCGAGAAGGCGGAGCCTTACCTCGAACGGTTCTGGCACCGAAGTGTCAACGCAGCATGAGTGTCATGAGGTGAACGATGGCTGGCAGCCAACGGGGAATCAAGGCCGGCCGGGCCTACGTCGAGATCGGCGTGAATGATCAGATCGCCGCCGGTCTCCGGAAGGCCCAAACCCGGCTGAACGCTTTTGCCAAGGGCATGCGGTCGGCGGGCCTCGCGCTGACCGGAGCGGCGGCGGCTGTCGGGACGCCGGCGGCTGTGGCCTCAGTGACGTTCGCGGAGTTTGAGCAACGCATGGCCCGGGTGCGGGCGCTGACGGGGGCTACTGGCGAGGAGTTCGGCAGGCTCGAGGCCAAGGCCCAGGAACTGGGCCGCACTACGGTCTACACGGCACGCCAGGCTGCCGACGCCATGTCGTTCTTTGCCCTGGCCGGCTTCAAAACCGATCAGATCCTCGCGGCGATCGGGCCGACGCTGGACATGGCCGCGGCGGGTTTGATGGACGTCACACAGGCAGCCGACGTCGCGGTCAAGATCATGGCCGGAGCGGGGTACTCGGCGGACGAACTCACCGGTGCCGTCGACATCATGACCAAGGCGATGACCACCGCGAACACCGACCTGACGATGCTCGGCGACGCGATGAAGTACGTCGGGCCGGTGGCCAAGAACGCGGGGATTTCCTTCGAGGAACTGACTGCCGCCGTCCAGATGCTTTCCAACGCCGGCATCCAGGGCCAGATGGCCGGGACTACGCTGCGCGGGGCGATCCTGTCGCTCACCGATCCGAGTGCCGAGGCAACCGGGGCGCTTCGCCAACTCGGCGTCAGCGTGCTCGACTCGCGGGGCAACATGCGATCGCTGGCAGACATCATCGACGATATGGCCTCGGGCATGGAACGGCTTAGCCTGGGTACCGGCCAGCGCGTGGGAATGGTCGGGCGGATCTTTGACGCCCGCCAGGCGGCGGGGTTCACCGAGCTGCTCAGCCAAGGCGCCGACAAGATGCGCGAGATGACCGCGGCGCTGCGGGCATCGAAGGGCACGGCCGGGCGAATCGCCGGGATCCAACTCGACACGCTGCGTGGCGACGTGACGATTCTCAGGAGCGCGGCGGAGGGTCTGCAAATCAGCTTCGGGCAGATTCTCGGGCCGATGATCAGGACTGTCGCCCGGTCGATCACCGACGTGATCGGCGTGGTATCCAAGTGGACGGAGCGCAATGCCCGGCTAATCCGCGGTGTGGCCCTGGTGACCGTCGGCGTCGGCGCTCTCGGCGTCGGTCTGCTCGGCGTCAGCTTGGGGGCCACAATCGCCGCGAAGGTACTCGGAGGCCAAGAGCGCCGACGCCAGGCATTGACCGTGACGCTTTCGGGCATCACCGCCGTGCTGGCGAGCGCGGTCTCGCCGATGGGCCTGCTGATCGGATCGGCGACGGCGCTGGGGAGCGTGCTGGTCATTGCATCGGGCAAGGGCGGCATCGCGCTGCAGTGGCTGGGCGAGCGATTCCAGGGATTGGCGGGGGCCGTGTCTGAGACGCTCGGGGCGATCTCCGATGCGCTCGTAGCCGGCGACATCGGCCTGGCCGCGAAGGTGCTCTGGGCAACGCTCAAAGTCGCCTGGCAGGAGGGGGCCTACTCGCTGCAGCGCATCTGGATGACGCTGTCGCAGGATTCCCTGAAGCGACTGACTGACCTGAAGTGGGCGACGATTGCATTCAGCAATGACATGTTTCGCGGAATGCAGCAGGCGGCGAATAACGCGGCCTACGGGATCCTGAAGGCGTGGAACTGGTTGTCGTCATCCTCGAAGAGGGTATGGACCGACGCGGCCTACGCCTATCAGAAGTTGTGGATCAAAGCCCAGGCATCGGTCACCGGCGAAGACCGGAAGATCACCCGCGATAAGCTTGCCGACCTGGCTGAATCTTACCTTGCCGAAAAATCCGACGTCGATCGCGAACAGAAGGACCGCAACGCGGCGCTCGCGGCGTCGTATCTGAAGCAGCGAGCGGAAATCCAGGCGAAACACCGCCAGGAACAGGCATGGATCGGCAAGCAGTCGCTCGCGGAGTCAACTGCCTTCGAAGCAGATGTGGATAAGGGGCTCGCGGAGGCTCGGGCGCAACTCGATCGAGCCAAGGCCGAATGGCGAGAGACAACGGCCCAGGCGAAGGGCAAGACCGCGGGAACTCCGGAGACGGGTGCCCCGGAGTCGATCGCCGACCGCATCAAGAAGGCGATGGCCGGTGTGGGCGATGCCCTCGCGGCTTTGCAGAGTCAAAAAACCAGCGCCGTCGGCACGTTCAACGTCTCTGCGGCCTACGGGCTTGGGCAATCGTCAGCCCAGGAGCGGACCGCCCGGGCTGCCGAGCAGACTGTTCGCGAGCTGAAGGGAATCAAAGCGAGGGTTCGCCAGGGCGCGACGTTCGCATGAGGCTGCCATGATCGTTTTCACTGAGCTGTTCGAAGGGCGATATGAGACCGAGGGCGTGCGCCGCGTAGCCCGCATCCCGTATCTGGCCACGTCGCTGATCGGGGACGTCGAAGAGTCCGTCATCACCCAGTACGCCTTCGCGAACCTTCCCAGCCTCTATAACGGTCTGATTCTCGCCACCGTCGAGGTCGAAGAACACGTCAGCGCGGACAAGTGGCGGATTATCGCAACGTATGAGCAATATGATTCGATCTACAGTTTTGACACTGGCGGCGGAACCCAGCACATCACCAATTCGATCAGCACGCGGGCTAAGTACGCACCAGACGGCAAGACAGCTCCAGACTTCAAGGGTGCGATCGGCTTCGACGGTCAGACAGTAAACGGCGTGGACATCGTGGTGCCCGTCTACAACTTCAGCGAGATCCACTATATGCCCGACGTCCAGGTGTCGGCTGCATATAAAGCCAAAATCTTCGAGCTGACCGGCTGCGTCAACAACGATCCTTTCCGCAATTTTTCCGCTGGCGAGGTCCTCTTCCTGGGGGCCGCCGGCACCAAGCGAGGCACGGACTATTGGGAGCTGCAATTCCGCTTCGCGTCTCTACCAAACAAGACGAACATTGTCATCGGCGACATTACCGTCGCGGAAAAGAAGGGCTGGGACTACATGTGGATCCTCTACGAGGACGCGGAGGATACGAGCGCGAAGCAACTGGTGAAACAGCCGCTGGCCGTGTACGTCGAGAAGGTCTACGAAGAAAAGTCGTTTGCAGATCTGATGCTGGGGTGAGGCGAGCATGGGGGAAGCCCTGAAAAAAGTCGCACCCGGGCAGCCGCTGGTGATCCCCGCGAGCACGTGGAACACCTTCGTAGACGCGGCTCGCGATTACCAGCAGCGCCAGCAGAGCCAGAACGCAGAGCAAGCCGGCGAGGTATTGCCCAACGGACTCGTGCTCGTTCGCAACGATACTGGCTCCGACCAGGACCGCTTCGCCGTGCTCACCATCACCGGCGTCGTATTCAGCAAGGATGACAACGAGCTGGAGTTCAAACGCCGGCCGACGTTCACCGCCGACCTGCCCACCGCCGGCGGCACGTGCGTGATCGCCCAGGAGCTGATCGCCGACGGCAAATTCGGCCGCGCGATGATTCTCGGCGTCAGTCCGGTGCAACTGGACGTCGGCGACGAAGACCACGAGTACGCTGGACCGGCGGTCGACGATTCGGAAAAGCTGGCCACCGCCGGCAGCGGCGTGGCCCGGATTCTTTGGAAGGAAACCGGCACCGGCACCAAGTGGGGCGTCGTGCAGTTCCCGATCGGCGGCTCGGGCACAACGCTGAAATTCGCGAAAATCACCGGCCGGGCGGGCACGGCCCCGATCTGGCGGTACAGTGCGGTCCAGGTGGAGCACGATGGCAGCGCCGCGTTCGAGCCCGCCAATTACACCACCGTCGCCGGCGGCGACACGATGGTGTTCAACCTGATCAATCTCGACGAGAAAACGGGCGGCGGCTCGGCGCCGGTGGACGACGGCAAGGTTGTCGCCTACTGGGCGATGGGTTCAGCGTACTTCGCGTTTTCGGTGAGTGCGTACCGGGGGACGTACTGAGTGGGCGAGTTTCTCGTGCAAACCCAATTCCCGGATGGCCGGGTATTTCGCCGGCGGCTGCCGAACTACCTCATGTACCGCGTGCATGGCCGCATTCTGCGGGCCATGTTCCCGCCGGCGTCCGGCGGCGGGTCGTTCAGCTTTGAACTCGGGTTCGCTGGGCCGATGTATCGCGCGCCCAGCGAGCGACCGAATTATGACCTCGATTCCTTCACCCTCGACCGCCGCGGCAAGTACAGCGACTTCGTCGGCATGTGGGCCAACGAGGGCGGGTTGCCGTCGGACGACACGCGAACCGTCGCCGGCTACGAACGGGCGGCCGTGACCTGGGCCGTCACTGAGGATGGCAAGAGCGTGCGCATCGATTCCGGCTGGCACGAATGGGCGCACGGCGTGCAATGGCAGCGGTACGGCGATTGGGCACCGCAGGAATGGCTGGACGACGAGCACGGCACGTACCCGCAACCGTGGCCGTGGACGGATTGTAGCTCGTGGGAGGGAAGCCACGGCTTCCCCTATTGCCAGCCGAGAATCAATTCAGACTACTGGCTGGACGTCGGTCCGCCGGAGTCGGGCTGCTTCGATTCAGAAGGCAACCCGGTCGACTGCGAGCATCCGGACAACTCGAACCCTTGGGGCTTCGCCTGCCCGAGCTGCATCATGAGCGGGCACCAGTGGGGCGGGTATCCGACAGGATGTGCGTTCATCATCATCACCGGCGCCGGCTACGACGATGAGGCGTTCGCGGCCGCAGCGATGGCTGCTCCGTTCCATTGGCGGATGGGCGGGACCGTGTCGATGCGGTACGTCGGCCGCTTCGCCGCCGGCGAGGTGTGCTCGATCGCTTTCGCCAAGGCGATGGCCCAACGTTTCCTGGCGGGCACCGCTCCGCCGTGGTCGGACGCGAGCTGGAAGGCCGTGCTCGTGAGCGAGTCGGCAATTCGCGACGGCATGACTCTCGATCAGCTCACCCAGGTGCTCGACCAGAAGGCGGCCACGGCCTGGATGGTGCAAGAGTACGTCGCGCCTGATCCCGAGGCGGTTCCGCCGGTCGAGGAAGTGCTGCCCTACGTCACGCCATCGTCGGCGATCAGTTGGACGAATGGAAGCGGTGAGGCCGTGGAGTTCCGATCGATCGTGTTCGTCGCGACGAACGCCACGACCGGCAAACAGGACGTGCTCTTCTGGGAAGTCCTCGATGAGCCGGTCACCATCCCGAACGGCGACACGTGGACGCTGAGTACGTTCAAATTTCGGATCGCGGAGCTGGCTGATGGCTGAGGTCACGTACAACGGCGGGGCATCGCTGGTCTATGAGACCGGGAACCACGTCACGCCGGCCAAGCACGGCGCTATGGACGATGTGCCGTCGGAAATGCGGTGGAGGGATCTTCACGCGCTCGATCCAACCCTCGGCTCGCGATACAAGACCGCGATGGAAATGCTCGAGCGGTTGAATTTCGTCGTGTGGGGCTCGCGGCCAATTTACCTGCCAAGCTTCAAGCAGTGGTATCATCGTCAGCATCCCCGATGCAACTGGATGGCTGAGCAAACCAAAGAGGTGTTCTGCGATCTGGGAACGCCTAACTGCAACAACATGTATCGGAGCTACTATGAGTATGGCGCGATGGGATCGGCGGCCTACGGTTACATCAAGCCAAACGTCCCGATTCGTTCGCGATCGGGAGACTGGAAGCTGCAGAGGGTGGACGGCGTCCGCGTCCACGATGACACCTGGTTCCCCGTCGGAAGCGTGAGCCGCGACGATGGCTCGCAGGAAGATTACAACGGTCGGCAAACTTACGACCCGAAAGGTCACGGCTACTTTGGCGGCGATCCGACGATGATCGGCACCGACGGCGACGTGCAGATCGTCGGCGAGGCCGTCAATGTCTACTACACGCCGCCTGAGGCTCTTGCCAGCCAGGTCTCTGAAGTTTGGCTACATTACAACAGCACCAGCGTACAGATGGTGCTTCAGCCTGAAGGATACTACCTGGGGACGATCGCCGCGCAAGACCACAACACCCTCGTGGAGTGGTACATCGAGCTGATCGTGCAGCCGCCGGTCGGCGATCCGTACAGCCGTTATGACCCCGGCGGGGAGTCGCCGCCGGTGAGCGGGAAGTACTACAGTTACACCGCGTTCTCTCATTACGTCAGTTATCCCAACGGTCTGCCCGAACTGTGGTCCAAATGCGCGAAATCGACCGATGCTTATCAATTCACGGACGACGAGACGATCCAGGTCGGCCTCATCAATCTGGCAAGGTTCGTGCTGGACTACCTGGCCTCGCGGACGATTCACCATCCTGCGACGATGGACAGCATCGCTCAGTGCTGCACCGGCCTCCCGGTGCGGTTCAGATGGTCCGGATCCGCGCCGTGGCCGCACTACCAGGAGGGCGGCAAGGACTCCACCGATTGGGTCACTCCGCTGCACAACCGCGATGCGGACGATGGCGACGGCTCCGAGGCGGCTCGCATGTCCTGGCGGGGCACGGACGAGTGGTGGGGGGATAATCCGATGTATGGCCCGGGCGCGTCCTGGCTGACGACGCCCGAATATCTGTGGCTAGATCACTTCAGTTACGTTGACGACGACATTTGCGCGGTCTACTGGCGAGGCCTCGAACGTGGTCTGCAACCCGGCGATGTCATCCACCGTTCGCACATCGAAGAAATCATCGCGGCGGTGAACTTCATCGTGGACAACGGCATCTGGGAGAAGCGACCGATCAAGTATCGCGTGCTGACGCCCGACTTCGACGTGCAGGGGCACCCCTGCGGTTACGGGATGGACGATGGGACGCCCTTCGACGCGGCTTTCACCTGCCGGTACCGAGATCCCGTTACGTATGAGTACTCCGCCTATTCAGCTCCGGTCGATTGGGAGGACTGTTGGGACAACGACGCCGGCGATCCGCCGGACAAGGCGCCGTTCGGAATCTGCTATCTCAGCCATCACGCGGTCAAGAGCTGCTCATGCTCGGATGGGATTGTTATCGAGACAAATACGAGCGAGCGTGTCGAGTGTGTAAAAGAGGCTGCATTAGAGTCGTGCTCGAGCTACCTGGCAGGAGGCTGGATACACAACCACGGAGAGTGGTCGGCGGCGGCTCCTCCCTTCGAGCCGGAAGGCCTCTTTCAAATGTGCATCGCGATGGTCTGTGAGTGGGCCGCCTATATTTGTGGGCCACAACAGTGCGTTGAAGGCGTCGATGCATACCACGGCAACGGGCACCGCAAGGAACGTGAAGACGGCTGCGATCAGAATCGCCGCGACGACGTGGTGAGTTGGGGCAACTATTTCGGCGAAACCTACTGCTGCGCGTCCAAGACGAGCGATCCGGATGACCACGACATCGGGTTCGAGACTGTGACCGCCGTGCATATCAGCAGCGCGGCCGATGCCTGGGCTGGTCACTGTAACGCGGAATGTGAGGATTGTGCTTACATCTGCATCCCCTGGCAAACGGATGTACCGGAACTGCCTGGCTATCCGGACTACCGGTACCCGGACGACCCCGACGGTTCGATTGGTGAGATGTTGTGCGAGGGGGGCTGCGATCAGACCGGGCCTGCGAAGGATAGTGAATACACGTGCGGACTGGGCATCGCCGATTGCGCAGCAAACTACGTATGGGCAGCAATCGATCTGAACCTTGATGAGAACGGAATGCCGACACTCCGCGACTATGCGGAATCGCCGTCCGAGGACGTCGTTGACGCATTGATAGCCGGGTGCGCGGCTGAGCTGATATATCCGACGGAGAGCCAGGTGCTCACCGAGTTGAGTACGTGTCCATGTGGAACGTTCACCGGGCCGACGTGCGAAAACACGTTTTGCGCGCGGGCTGTAGCTTAA